AGAGGAAGTACAAATAGTCAGGTGGCGGAATGGTAGACGCAAATGCCACTCGGAGAAGAAGGAACTACGCCAACATCTCCTTGCAAGTGGTAGGGTATCCTAAAGAGTAAATCCCATACAGGTTCGAGTCCTGTCCTGACTGCAAATTCAAACGATGTTAAAACGACCAAAATACAACAACAAGAAAACAAACGTCAACGGGATTCTATTCGATAGCAAGAAGGAAGCCGATAGATACGTTTTTCTGACCCGTAGAGAGGCGATAGGGGAGGTGGTGGACATACACCTTCAAGTGCCTTTCGTTTTCGCCTTAGAAGGCAAGAAAATGTTTACGTACAAAGCGGACTTCGTTTACTTCGATAAGCTGGCAAACGAGTTGATAGTTGAGGACGTGAAGGGGTTTCGAACCCCGTTGTACAAATTGAAGAAGAAACTGATTGAGCAACAACATAAAATCAAGATAACAGAAACATGAAAACACAAACAGCGGTTGAGTGGTTTCAATCCCAAATAATCAATATCGTAAATGGGAATTGTGAACTATCAGAAATTGAAATATTTGAGAAAGCCAAAGCAATGGAGAAGGAGCAGATAGTAGATGCTTATAAAGCAGACTTATATCCGTGTTCAGATGAAGATGCAGAACAATACTACCAATCAACCTACGGCAAATGAAAACATACACCGCAAGTGAATATTTAATTGAGCACATCAAAATTGACCAAACCAAAAGAGCATTCACCGAAAAGGAATGGAAGGATATTTTTGAAACCGCTATCAAATTGGACAAGGCAAGAATAGTACAAGCATTTTATGCGGGTGGTAGATTCGCACCAAAATGGGAAAAAGCCGAGGATTATTACGATAAAACTTTCGCCAAATGAAAGCACACCCATTTGAAAAGTACCGTTGGAATCGTTACGGGTTCGAGGTCGGTCAGGAAGTCGAGTGGTTTGAATGGCTACACAAATACAAACACGCACTAAGAGCCTATCGTGAATCTATGAAGGAAGAGCGATGGGAAAACCCCGATGTAATGGCTAGGTTTATTCAAATCAAAGAAGAAATCAATCAAATAAGCCAAACGATTTCCGAGTTCGCCAGTGGCAATTCGTGCCGTCAATTCCACGGTAAGTTCTTGAAATCCAAAAAAGTGGACTCCATCGACTTGGTAAAGTTCAAAACTATTTTGTTAAAAAGGTATGAGGAAAGCGAAAAGAAAGACCCTGCGTATTATCTTACAATTATTAACAACAAAGTGAACAACTGAACGATAAACAATTCATTAACCCTAAAACCAAATACTTATGAATGAAACACCCACCATTAGCATCATCTTCAAGTTTGAAGAAGAGCGATCAGTTCGCATTTTGCAAACCGACCTACCTTACACTGGGGACTTTGAGAACCTCAAAAAAATTGTAAGCGAAACGCAACTAATGCTTTACAATCTCGGTTACTCAAATGAACTGGTTGAGCAAGCCGTTAAAGAATCAAACATATTCTAACCATGAAAACAACCAAGTACGGGCGTAACATTATCGAAATCGAAAGCAACGATGCCGATAAGTTTCTGCTACTCTCCGATCTCCACTTCGACCACCCCAAATGTAGGCGTGATCTATTGGAGCAACACCTTGACCAAGCAATTAACGAAGGAGCGAAAATCCTAATCAATGGTGACTTCTTTTGTTTGATGCAAGGCAAGTACGACAAAAGGGCAAGTAAACAGGACATTCGTCCCGAGCATATCGGAGCAAATTACTTCGACTTGGTTGTTAACGAAGCAGTGGAATGGTGGGCGAAGTACGCTCACCATTTGCTTTTTGTGGGGTACGGTAACCACGAAACGAGCGTAGTGAAACGCCACGAAATCGACCTCACCGAGAGATTTGTTACAACCCTCAATTACAAGACGGGTGCAAGCGTTTTGAATGGCGGTTACGCTGGATGGATTGTGTTCAAAGTGGCACGGGTAAGCAGTAACTCCTATCGGAAGTTCTTTGTTAAGTACCATCACGGACACGGTGGCGGTGGAGTGGTAACCAAGGGAGTTATCCAACACCAACGCATGGGTGCGCAAGTGGATGGTGCGGACGTTCTTTGGATGGGACACGTTCACGAACTATACCACCACGTCAACATCAAAGAAAGTCTATCACGAAACAAACCGTACTTGAACGTTCAAAAGGTTCAGCACGATATCAGGACTTCAACGTATAAAGACGAATTCAACGATGGAAGTTTTGGTTGGCATATCGAACGGGGTGCGTATGGCAAACCGATTGGCGGTTATTTAATGCAATTGAATTACGATCGGGATACCACGAAAGGACTCGACAACGCAACAGTGCAAGCAGAATTTAGAGCAATTTATTCAACGATATGACACCGAAAGAAAAAGCATTCAGCTTGTATTTTAAATTTATTCGTGATGTAATTGCAGACGATCAAAAAGCAAAGCAATGTGCACTAATTGCACTTCAAGAGATGATTGAATTGTTAGATGAACTGCCGATGAATGAAGACGTAATTGAGCAGTTTGCATATTTACAAGAAGTTAAACAAGAAATTCAAAAACTATAAATTATGGAAAACGAAAAGTATGTAGGCAAAGGTTGGAAAAACGATTACGGAATCAAAGTACAACTGAAAAAAGACGATTTGTTAAACCTACCAACCAACGCCTATGGCGATATCGAGGTATTTGTCGGTCAGCGCAAAGAGGTTGACCAAAAGAGCAAAGCAACCCATTGGGTGAAATGGAAGGCAAAGGACGGTGAGCAACCAAGGAAAGCACCGAGCGAAATTAACCCAGCACTGGAAGCACGTGGTTACAAAGTTGTATCCGATAACGACTTGCCCTTCTGATGCACCCGCTAATCGACCTCGTGACTAGCCACCGTGGCATCAAGAAGTACTGCCTTGAATTGGCGGGCGATCTTGGACACGACCTTTATCACGAGGTTGTTTTATACCTATGCGAAAAGTCGGAAGAGCAAAAGACCCAGTTGCTCAATTCATCCTGGTATCTCTTTGTCATCCAAATAATCTACAACACGTACTACCTTCCGAGGTCCCCATTCAACAAGAAGTTTAACCCATCCTGGGAAACCGTTGGTGTGGAGCACGTGGAGTTTATCGATGAAGAGTACAACCAAGAGCAAGACTTGCAAGACACGCAAAGGATTGACAGCATCAAACAGAAAATGTCAAAGCTTGAATGGTACGAGGGTGTGATATTCCAAATTCACCTTGAAGGAGAATCCATGAAAAAGATTTCCCGGGACACGAAGATTCCGTACAACTCCGTTCGAGCAACAATCAGAAACGTAAAAAACAAACTCAAATGATAGTGTTTTTATTAGCCCTTTATTCTGCGTGTATTGGCGTAGTAATGACAAAGCTTACCGACATTGGTGAAGCAATCGGATTCAAGCCGTTCAACTGCTACATTTGCCTATCGTGGTGGATTGGTATTGCCCATGGATTGCTTGGGTTACTTACCCATCGAATTGATATTATAGATGTCGTTGGTGTTGGTGGTTTATCTTCCATCCTGGCGTTCATCTTTGTAGATGTAATTTTGTATCGTAACCGATGAAAGGAAGACAAATGATAAATAGAATGAATGATAGTCAGTTACAGCGGTTGGAACCGTTGTACCCAAAGTGGTTAGAATACAACCGTGTTCGAGTGTTCAAGTTAGCACCGGAGCAGATGGCGATTGTTGGCCAGGTATGGAGTGAAGTGATGGAACGTAGATGGGTAGGCGGTTGTGCTACGTGCAACCTCGATGCCTTTACACGTATGTTTTCCCTTTACGAAAAAGAGATTGATCGTAGGTTTAAATTAGCGAACGAGCCAATAGAAAAAGCTGTGTTCACAAAAGATGAACCGACCGAAATTGTGAACACTAAAGAGCAAGCCGATGCCACTTCCAAAAAGAAAGTCAGAAGAATCAAAAAGTGAGTTCATGGATCGTTGCATGGGTGACGATGTGATGAAGCAAGAATACTCCGACAGCGTTCAAAGGTTGGCTGTATGTAACGCCCTTGGACGGAAGAAGTACGAACTATTCCAATCATACAATGACTACCCTCAAGCGGTTAAGAACAACGCCAGGAAGGGAATTGAATTGAACGAAAAGAACGGGAATAAGTGTGCAACCCAAGTCGGTAAAGTTCGAGCACAGCAATTGGCCAATGGGGACCGCATCACGGTTGATACTATCAAACGAATGTACTCGTATTTGAGCCGTGCGAAAGAGGATTACGAAACAGCAACACCGGATGACTGTGGTTACATTTCCTATCTTCTTTGGGGTGGACTTGCCGGACTGCGTTGGAGTGAATCAAAATTGAAGGAATTAGAGAAATGACACAGCAACACGAGGTCAACACCATTGAGCAAGCAATGGGTGCGGTTCAGCTATACAGCGAGATTGCGAATTTACTTCTTGACATTTTAGCGACTGCGGACAATACCAATGTTGGCGGTTCAGTTGACTACGAATTGAAGTTGATGTGCGTTACCAAATTGAAGTCAATCGTTGAAAAACTTGATGTGTAATGCCAAGGGGTGAGAACTTAAATAAGGGTAATCGGTCGGGGTTTGAATCCCATCCCGAAAGGATCAACCGCAATGGAAGACCTAAGCTATTGAAGAACGTAGTTAAGGACGTATTCATGCAAGAGTTTGAAGTAACCCTATCAAACAGCCAAGCCAACGAAATGATTATGGCGATGCTTTGCATGACTGAAAAGCAAGTCAAAGACCTGGGCGAACGTGAGGATGTACCATTTTGGTTGAAGATGATTTCCAAGAAGATGGAGCGGGATATGTCAAAGGGTTCCGTTCACTTGATGGAAGTTCTTTTCGATCGTGTTTACGGAAAGCCAAAGGAAACGGTGGACACTACGGTATCGATGCCACAGGCTGAAATTAGCGTGGGAATAATCAAAGGAAGTGTGGACCTTGCCGACAATGAAGATGCAATAATTTTGGATTGATGTTTCAGACTTCGGTAATATTTGAGCGCAATTACAATTCAGTTGCCGAGGTTATTGTCAATCAAGGTGGGACTTCTTCCGGGAAGACCTATTCCATTCTCCAAGTCCTTTGCTTGAAAGCCATTGAGCAACCCGACCAAGTGATTAGCGTGGTTGGTCAGGACGTGCCAAACTTGAAGAGCGGTGCGCTACGGGATATGCAGTCAATCGTTGCCAGTTCTACGGATATTCAAAGTTGGATAAAAGGCTACAATGCGAGCGATCGTATCTTTACGTTTCATAACGGTTCAATCATTGAGTTTAAAAGCTACCAAGATTCTCAAGATGCGAAGAGCGGAAAGCGTGATTACTTCTTTTTGAATGAAGCGAACGGAATAAGCTTTGAGATATACTCCGAGTTAGCCATGCGTACCAAGAAGAAGGTATTTGTTGACTACAACCCCAACGCCAGGTTTTGGGTCCACGAAAAGTTGATAGGCAAAGAGGGAACGGAGTTGATTATTTCCGACCACCGACATAACCCATTCCTTCCGGAGATCATTCGAAAAAAGATTGAAGCTTTGCGCAATGACGATGAAGAACTTTGGAAGGTGTACGCCCGTGGGATGACCGGCAAGATAGAAGGGTTGATCTACCGGAACTGGGGAACGATTGGAACAATACCACACGAAGCGCAACTGATTGGAATGGGGATGGACTTTGGATTTACCAACGATCCAACGGCGTGCGTATTGGTGTACCGGTACAATGGCGAACTTATAATCGATGAACTTTTATACCACAAAGGGTATACAAATCAGGATATTGGCCAATTCTTTACCCAAGCGGGTATAAATAAGACGGTGCCAATCATTGCCGATTCCGCAGAACCCAAGTCAATCGAGGAACTTAGGCGCATGGGATGGAGAATTGAGGGTGCCAATAAAGGGAAAGATAGCATATTAAACGGCATCGATATATTAAAACGTTTTCGGTTTAACGTGACCACACGAAGCTCGAATCTAATCAAAGAATTGAACGCCTATAAGTGGAAGGAAAAGGACGGGAACGCTACCAACGTACCGATTGATTCCTTCAATCACGGGATGGATGCGTTGAGGTATTTAGCATTGAATAAATTAGCAGAAAAAAACATAGGAAAGTATGGGATTAAATAAGAAGAACAACAGCGTATGGAAAACGCTCACGGTTGGCCAGTGGCAAATGTTGCAAGAAGTGCAAGAATTGGAGGGATGGGATTTGATGCGGTCGGTAACGGCGATCATTGACGGCGGTTACTCCAAGGTTGACCAGTACTCTTTACCGGATTTACGGAAGAGATACGAAGAGATTGTGAAGCAGCTGAATGAAGAGCCATTCAAGCCATTCAAGAACTTTGTTAAGGTGAAGGGAAAGCGTTATTGGTTGAACCGATTTTTCGAGGATATAAGCACGGCGCAATTCGTGGAGATCAGTGAGTGGACCAGCGACTCGGATAAGATTAACCACAATCTTCATTTGATTATTGCTTCATTGATGCGAGAAATTACACCATTTTTCACGCCTAAGAAATACGATGGGGATAAGCACCTGGAACGATCCAAGGCGGTGAAGGAATCCATGTTAGCGGTTGAAGCACTCGGTTTGTCTGCTTTTTTTTTGGGCAGTTGGATGCTGTTACTCGAAGATTTACCAAACTATTTAAACCCGGAGCAGAAGAAGAGGATGCAAGATTTGATACAGGAACAGGATTTGCTTCCAAGTACAAATGGATAGTTGTTGTTGATAGCGTGGCGGGTGGTGACGTGTTGAAGTGGAACCAGGTGTTTGACCTTCCAATTTTGGAGTTCTTCAACTATGCTACGTACATCTACGAAAAGAACGCCCACGAAAGGTACGAAGTGAGCCGGCAAATGAATGAAGCGAAAAGAAGGTAACATTTTCGATTTTGTAATTCTATTGTTATGGCGAACAAGTTTATCCAACTCGATAATATTGGACTTGACCCCGAGCAAATCAGTACAGAATTTGAGGGCGTTGAGAAGGTATTAACGGACTGGGCAAACCGAGCCATTGATGCCTTCCGTAAAAACCTAACTTCGAACGGGAGCAACGCCACGTACGGGTTGGCTCAAGGCATTGTCCCATTGCCGGTGAAAAGGTATGGCAAAGACTACGCCATCGAGATTGAAGCACCAGGATATTGGAAGTTTGTTGAGTACGGTGTGAAGGGTCGATTCGGTTCCCGCAAGGCACCCGATTCGCCATTTCAATTTAAAGACAAATTCCCGCCCCGTGATGCGTTTAAAAATTGGATGTCGGCAAAAGGTATCAGTCCGAGAGAAGGACAAAGCATAGACGATAAGGCACGTGAATTACAACACGCTGTTTACAAGTACGGAATTAAAAAGAATCCGTTTGTTTCTCCATTTGTGACGGATGCGGAAATCACAAAGCTTGCAATTCAAGTGGCCGATTACATTTCACAAAATAGTATTGAAGTAACCCTACCAAGATAATGGCAATTACAATAAATCAAAATCCTCAATTATTTACCACGATAGGAAACCCCATGACATTTGTGGTGAGTTCAACGAATGTGGCGCAACCTAACTTTATGTTTGTTTGCGATGTTTACCGAGGTGCCACGTTGATTACAAAGATGAAGGCGTTTCCCAATCCAGTAACCAATCAAGGGTATTTCAATATCCGTGAGTCGTTGCGTTTCTTTATTGGGGTAAATACAAACATTGACGATGGTAATGGATTCGAGGGTGTAGATATGTGGACCAGTTACACGGTTGAATTTTCGGAGCAATACAGCGGTGCTTCTGCAACCACTTACGACTTCACCGGTACAGTTTATTGCGGTGCCATTGACACGTTGGATTTCCCATTCTATTTGCAACAAAATTATGTTTGTGATGTATCGGTACCGGCAGACCCAATCAAGCTTTTAACGAACCGCCCACAATCAACCAAGGCGGTGGCGTTAGGTTCTGGTGGTTATCTTCAAAGTGGTTACTTGTACATTCCATGCGTGAGGTCCAGTTCTCCAAATATTGACTTTGTACATATCACATATTACGATGCGAATGGTTCAGTAATTCGAGATTATTTTTACAAGACACCCAACTGGTTTTATCACGATGCCAGCGATCCAAATGAAAACAGCGTTATTGCCGTTCCTTTGATGCCATTGGAAATTTTCGATATTCCCGATACCTTAACTTCCGATGGTTTCGCGGGTGAACTTGATTTTAATTTGGTTCTTGATGGACCAGGTAGTTACTACTCAATCCGTTTATCCATTGATGACACGGGCGCAAACTATTTGAGCGATGAATACTTTGTTTACATTGACCAACCTTGCACCCGATACGAGTTCACCGAGATTCATTTTCAGAACCAACTGGGTGGAGTTGATAGCTACGTGTTCACCAAACCTCGGCGTGAGATGCAATCCATCACACGTGTTGAAGCGAGCCGTCCATTGCTAAGGGAATCATTGGGTAATTACGGTTATACCATCCAAGACTATTCCAAGTACAACGCATCCATTGACTATCAAAAGACCTTCAATGTTCTTTCTGATTGGTTGACTGATTCTGAATTTGAGTGGCTTTCTGAAATGGTTAGGTCCCCACGTGTTTGGATTCGTTACAATTATTTGAGTGGTGGAAGTCCTGCAACCGCCTTGGTGCCGATTATCATTACCGACACGAACTACAATGTATGGAAAAGGGATTTTGATTCATTGAAAACTTTGTCGGTGAACTTCAAATACACCTTTGATGAAACTACGCCTCTATGATAACAGAACTTTACATCAATGGCCAGCGGTTGGATTTGTTTGACGATGTTGATATTAACATTACTTATAGCGTACAAGACATTGAAAACCCAACAAATAGACAAAGTAATTTTTCTCGTACTATCCAAATTCCGAGCACTACTTCAAACGATAATATCTTTGGTTCAATCTATCTTTTTAATACTTGGGTGGTTGATTTTGATCCAAGTATTAAAGCTGATTGCCTTATTCTTCAATCCGGTAACCAGGTCTTCGAAGGCGTGGCTCAACTTTTGGCGATTAAGCAGAACGAAAGTGGGCGCACGTACGAAATAGGATTGTATGGAGAAACCGCAAATCTATTCAAAACGATTGGAGATGCGGAGTTAACCGATCTTGATTTCTCGGATTTAAACCACGTGTGGGATTCAACCAACATCGAAGACAGTTGGAACTTTTCAGAAACAGCGGATGGCACCGGTTACTATTATCCGTTCATTGACTACGGACAAAACTTTGAACGCCAAAACACGGCACCAGCTTCATTCCTTTACACGGTTGAGGACTTCTATCCGGCCATCTATTTAAAGGAGTATGTGGACCGTATTTTTGAAGCTGCGGGATTCACGTATGAAAGCAACTTTTTGAATGGTGCCAATGGTTCTGTATTCAAGCAATTGATAGTACCGTATGGCGTTAGTGGTGTGCCGTATATTACGAATGAACAAGCACTCGGAAACTTATATTGGGTTAGATTAAATGCCGATTTAACTCGTAATAACCTCATTCCAGTAACTCAATTTCAGTTTGGAACTGCAACCCCTTCCCCTTATTTCAATAGTGGAAGCTACAATCTAAGCACAAGGAAGTTTATTGCTCCGGCTGATCGCACGTACAATTTCCAATTACGTGTAACTGCTACTTTGGTTCAAGCAACTGGACCTTTTAATAGCGTAGCTTTGACATCTAACTTGTACAAAAATGGCACTGTTGTTACGCCTAACATGGTTGTTTTGTGGGACATTAACACGCCGGCAAATACCACCATTACACAAGACTTTTTTATTCAAGATACTGCGACTGTCGGTGATGAATATGAAATTAGATACCAAGGCGGTGCTATTGGATATACAATTTTAATTGACAGCTCAAACACGTATTGGCTTAACCAAATTGCCGGCACTCCCAAAATGGAGCCAGGTGATCTTTGGGACATGAATGAAACGGTTGTACCAAAGGTGAAGCAATCTGAATTGCTTTCTTCCGTTATTTCAATGTTCAATCTTTACGTTTATCCGGATAAGTACAATCAGAAAAAACTATACATTGAGCCATGGTCGGAGTTCTTTGACCAGGGTGTTGTAGATTGGACGGATTTATGGGATTTGAATAAAGGATTTGAAGTGTTACCTTCGGGTTTCTATAACCCAAAGACGTTCAAGTTCTCTTACAAAAATGGTGGATCGTTCTTTGAGAAACGATACCAACAAAGTTACACGCAAGGGTATGGAACAAGAATCTACGATGTAGAAAACGAGTTCAATACCGGCGATGTAAGTAAAGAAATTGTGGCGGGGTGTGGAATCATGGCGGGATATACTGCTTCTTCCAGGATTGCACCTCGATTCTTTGACATGGACCAAAACGGAAACGTAAAGCCCGTAGCGCCAGGGTTCCGGATTTTATTCGGACGGTATGAAAGCTACCCAAAAGACGCGGGCTTTTTCGTTTTTGAAACCAATCCATTCGACAAATACCCATACGCCGGTACCTTGGACAATCCCTACAATCCGACCTTGGATATTCTCTTTGGAATACCCCGTGAATTGTACTATTCCAACAACACGGAAACCAACACGATCTACCGATACACGGATGGAAATTTATTCAACACGTACTGGAAGAACTTTGTAGATACCTACACCAACAAGGATGCGAAGAAGATTATTGCTTACTTGCAATTGACTGCGGTAGATATGAACAATTTGGATTTCCGGAAACTGATTTACATCAACGGGGTGTTGTTTTATTTGTTGAGTGTAACCGATTACAAACCGAACAGCGATGAAAGCACCAAGGTTGAACTATTGAAAGTGTTGAACCTACCCGCATTCGTGCCTACAACTTTTGAATTAACCAATGGAACGGGCGCATTTATCAACGATGAACCTAAACCTCAAATCATTACAGACTAATGGCAGA